TTTTTTTGCGTCGCTGCCGTCTAATTGTACTGACGGTAATGTCTATACTCGTGAATTCGGAGTACTTCCATCTTGTTTCGGCCTTGTAACAAGACCCGATGGTGCAACGGAACGCGATTATCTCTCTATGGTGTTGGAGTCTGTTAAAACGTACTTGGAACTTTCAGTTCTACACGGACTTGATACACCTCTTACTCGACAAACCCATGACTATTTCTGGACGTATATGAAGTCCGTTGATGCTCTGGTTGTTCGGCTCCTCAATTTAGCTGATGCTAAGAAGTTGATAAAGTGGTGGAAGTATAAAACTTGCGCACTATTTTCCTTCTATGAGGGCGATGAACTCCCGGAACGTCCCGATTTCATAGACCGTGCGGACCACCCTGGATATATCCTTGGGGGTGGTCCCGGTCAGTTCCTACGAGGACTAGCCAAAAGCGACAAATCGTATCGCCTGGGGATTCTGATGATTAAGAAAGGTATGCCAAGAGCCGATAAGAAGTTAGTTCGACAAGCCGAGATCGACTGTGTCAAAGAACTGACGACTCCTCGTCCTGCTCGACCCGCTTATTACTTTTCTGAAGCTGAAGCTTCCGCCATTCAAGACAGTCTTAGATACATTTATGGTCCCGATATTCCTCTCCCCTTTAACGACAAACCCATGGAGAACCGACGATTACATCGTCATGGTTTTACCATTGGTTTGGTCGAAGAACTGGGAGGAGAGTGGGATGGGCCAGTAGACATTAAGTCTACCAATCCGACCATCACATCGGATATGTGCAAGTATCAACTGCGGCGTACTGTTCGTGAACTTTTCACTGGCAAGGTCTTCGGACGTCGAGAGATGCAAACACCGGTTTTTCCTTCCACCTCCGCTAACTACAATCGAACACGTAGTAAGGCTGGTACCGTGGGGGAAATCAAGGTGCTTTTTGAAAATTGGGTTTGTGAACCTAAGTTCGCTCCACTCATGTCATACTTCTACAATGATCCAACTAGTGATCAACCCTTATTGGGTGAAGATAGAGAGTGTTTTGAAGCGGACTTTGGATGCGTCGAAAATGCCTATGCTGATCTCTATTGGCAAGCTGTTAGTCTAGCTCTCTCTGAAGAGCCTGTATGTTCCCCTGTTGGGTTGGCGGAAGCCTTAAAAATACGGGTCATTTCTAAGGGTCCACCTATGACTTACTTCGTTCTTAAATCTTTCCAGCAGTTTTTGTGGAGTACCCTTAAGGTACACCCCACATTCCGCCTTATTGGTAGAATGGTTACTGTTGAAGATATTGAAGAAGTCTGCGGTTTTGATCTGAGGAATTGGTATAACTCTGGAGACTATGTTAGTTCTACCGATCGACTTTTTAGCTGGGTTAGCGAGACCCTCCTTGATGAAATGGCCATCGTTATGAAACTCCCTTGGGAGTTAGTCGAACTCTCTAAGAGAGCTTTGACTGGCCATATATTTGAGGACGCGTCGCTACCCGGTGGACGTGCTAAGCAGGAAACAGGACAACTGATGGGTTCCATCATAAGTTTTCCATTTCTTTGTTTAGCGAACGCCGCACTTTGTCGTTGGTCGCTTGAAATTGCTGAGAAGAGATCCTTAAAGCTTCGTAAATCACGTATCTTAGTCAACGGTGATGACAACTTGATTGCCACACCCGCGAAAGATTACCACCATTTATGGAAATCCTGTTGCGCTATTGCCGGACTCGACAGTTCCGTCGGTAAAACCTACTTTAATCAGAGGTTTGCCGTCATTAATTCACATCACTTCGATTTTGAAGAAGGACGTTGGATTGAACGGAAGTATGTCAATATGGGTCTGCTACACGCAAAGAAAAGGAGTTCCTCGGAGGGATCCGAGACTGAAGTGAATTACGTCCAACTAGCATCGATTTATAATGACCTCATCGCCTACACACCCGACTCTATGAAGGAACGGATCTCGAAGAGATTCCTCTATCTTCATAATAATTCTTTAAAGAAATATAAGGGTCCTTGGTGGCTTCCCCACTGGTGTGGAGGGCTTGGAATGAGAAACTGTGACAAGTTAACACAGTCAGATTACGATCTAGCTTATGGAGTTAAGTTATGCATCACTAAAGGTATGAAACCCGGGACGTGGCCGGCGGATAAGGACTGGCTTACATGGTCTATTGCCCAGAAAGAAATTGAACTTGCAGTTCCGACACTTCAAGAATCTCAACATACAGAGATCCTTACCTTCCCGAAAGGTCAAACCTTTGATCTGGAGGAGGAAAGTCATTATGTGATGAAGATGTCATGCATTCATGCGTTCTTAACAAAATCACTCAATTCTCTTTACCCAAAGAAAATGAGGAAGTTTGAGAACGTTCTGGCGAAGGCCTCCGCGTCTAACTTGCAGTTAGTGGCTAAAGCTGCTCAACTTAAAAGGAGGGGATACGACGACTACGACACAATTTATTCTGCGGTAACGAAAACTTATCCGAATATTGTAAGATTCAGAGAGATATAATCGAAAGGAATTTAGCTGCTCAGTTTGACCCGAGCGCTACAATGAATAAAATGGTAGGAGAGTGGGCACTCCGAAGCATTGTTCAAAGCGCGGTACTCAAAT